GCTGCACCCGGGACGCCTGCGCCTCCAGCTGCTCGTTCGCGACCCCAATCACCTGCGTTTTCACCGGGCCAGCCGCCGGCATCAACTCACCAGCGGCCACAGCCTGCCAGCGCACCACAGCCTCAGCCATCAGCGGGTCATAGACGCCGCACGCGCCCTTAAACGGCGTCTGGCGGTCCTCAATCTTCAGACCCATCAGCTTGATGCCCTCAGACATCGTCGCTTCCCAGTCCCCACGCGACTGCTTGTCTTCCTCGACACCGCTCAGCAATGTCTCGCCGAGCGTGTTCATGTCCATATCGTCCATGTACAGCGCCAGATTCGCGTCAAACGGCGCATCTTCCAGCCGCTCTACCTCCGGCTCGAAATCAATCTCGACCCCGCCGTCGTCCAACTCCGTGAACTCCGCGCCGTCAACCATCGCCGGGCCGTCGTCGTCGATCTCAATATCGGCGGCATCCAACGGCAAATCCACATCGACGCCGCCAATCCCTTCGTACATAGGGCGGAGCGTATCTTCCAGTGTGGTCGGTCTGCGAGCCATGATCGTTCCTACCAGTAAAACTCAACACGCTCAAGCGGCGTGTCATACACGGGTTCATACGGATCTTCCGTGTTCGCCACCCAGCCACTCTGCTTAATCCGCAAAAACGCCATCGTCATCGTGTCGACCCAGTCCCGCGAATCCGCCGCCGGAAACTGCACGCACTGCTCCATAAAATCCCGCGCCCACGGCCTCAACTGATCCGGCGAATTCTTCATCGTCGGCAGCCATACCCTGCCGTTCTCGATCAAATCCGTCACAAGCCGCACACGCGCAATCTTATCGCCAAACTTATCCGGGTTAAACGGCGTCGCCACAATCCCCGCCCGACCCAGATCCTGTATCAGCATCTGACCGTTCGCCTTCGCCTCCACCAGCACCGTGTCCGGCGCCCTTTCCCGCGATGCCTTGATCGGCATCTTATAGTTATCGTCCCGGTAATCCGTCGCCATCCGCTGCACCATGCGCCTCAGAATCGGCCACTCCGCCCGCTCCCGCCACGCACTCAGCAAAATCAGGTTCGGAATCCCATTGTCATCATCAAACACACCCCACGTCGTCGACGCACTAAACGCCGACGTCTTATTCGCCGTCAGCGCCGTGTCCCACGCCTGCAAAACATACTTCACCTTCGGCGGCTCGGGGGAGCGCCACCACTTAAACCACGTCTGATCGATGATGCCACCATCATCAACCACCGGGTTCTGCTGATACAACGACGACCAGATCCTAGACGTCGTCGATGGCTGGCGGCGGATGTTCTCAAGTTCCTCTTTCGGGAACTGCTCCGGCCACAGTGCATCCCCGGGCTTGCGCCCCAGAATGTCCTTATCCACCGCCACAGCGGGCAATATCACCCGCTCCCACTTCTCCCCCTCACCATCCCTCTCCGCCTGATCCAGACGACCCATGTGGTCACCCAGATGCCAGCGCGTCCCAATCAAAACTATCGGCGTGTCCTTGTTCTTCCGACGCGTGAAAAAATCCGCGCCATACCACGACCACAACTTGTTACGCTCACTCTCACTCTCCGCCGCCTGAATCCCAGACAGCAAATCGTCCCCAATCAATATGTCCCCACGACGACCCGTCACGTTCGCGCCAACAGCCGTCGCGTGATAACCACCCGCGCCTGTGGTCTGCCATTCACCTGCAGCAGTCTTATCGGTCGCCACGGATGAATTCGGAAACAGCCGGCGATGGTCGTCCGACATAATCGTGTTGCGAACCTTCCGACCGAAACTGTCCGACAACTCCTGTTTGTGGGTAGCCGCGATGATCTGCCGCTCAGGGTATTTCGCCAGATAATAGGCCGGGAAGAAGTGCGACGCGCAGTAACTCTTCCCATGACCCGGAGGCATCGAAATCATCAGTCGCTTAATCCGACCCTCTGCCACCGCATCCAACCTGTCGCACACTAACTTCATGTGTGGCGGCACCTTCAGCCCGCTCACATACTCAATATACGCCGAGAGCGACGCCATCGCCTCTTCGCGGGAAACCAACTCCGCCAGCAATTCATCCAGCGTCAGGTCGTCGTTCACTCGGCGTCGTCCCCAATCCCACGAACCAACGTCCCCTCAATCACATTCACCGGCCTCGCACGATCCGCAACCATCGCCCTGAGCGTCGCCAAATCCAGATCCTTCGCACTCACCGAGTGGTTCACATTCACCGTCTGATCCAACATCCCCAGCAACTGTGCCTGCGTCTTCACCGCACTAATCGCACTCGGATACGCACCCTTGTCCATCGCCGCCTGAACAACAGCCTGCAACTCATCCAAAAACAAATCCCGCGTATACTCCCGCCGCTCAACCTCAACCCCCGAAGCCTCAGCCGCCATAATCAAACGCTGAACCTCAGGACGCGCCAACTGCCGCGATGCAACAATCGACATGTTCAACTCAGGACTCGTAATCCCAGCCCTGACGCACGCAATCTCAGCCGCGTTCCCCTTCTTCAGCGCACGCTGCTCAACATAAACACGCGCGAAAATCGCATCCCGATCCTCAGCGGTTATCGTGTCCAAATCATCCATGCCAGCAAACATAATCATCCAAACCGTTCAGCGCAATAAAATAATCACACACGGGAACCCACTCGGTACAGCGCAATAAATTATTATATATGGAACCACAGTTAAAAACAAAGGGGGGTGTTTTAGGGGGTGGGGGGTCTGTGTGTAGCCCAGACGGATTTGGAGCGAAATGTGGGGGAGAGTGGGTATATATAGGATAAAAGCTGCGGCTCGCGGGCGCGAGTGGGTGGGTGGGGGTGCGCGGGCAGTGCCATAGCCGCCCCCAGCCGGAAACCGGGCAGGCATTACACCACATCCGGCTGAATATATGTCCGCTTCCGGTGATGGTTGTTGACGTTTACGGTTGACGCTATTGCTGATTGCGGTATTTCTGGCGGCGCGGCAACGGTGCCGCCTGAGTGGAAAGGGAACCAGATGATTGACCGCAGCGAAGTCGCCCGGGCGATGGCGAAGGCCATCGCCTACAAGCAATGCGGCAAGCAACGCGAGGCCGAACAGTGGGCGCGAGAGCTAGTGCGCTTGCTCGAGTGTGCCGAGATATTGCGTTAACCGAGAGAGAGGGAGCAACAGACAATGACACGCAAAGATTACATCCTGATCGCCGAGACACTGCGCGGCCTACTGGCCGACATTGAGCGCGAGTCTGCCCCTATGGCTGTGTGCGACCGCACCCGCGCCCTCATGGCCGGGGAGCACCTAGGCGTCCGGCACGTTGCCATGCGGCTGGGCGACCAGCTGCGGCAGGACAACCCCCGGTTCGACCGCGCCCGGTTCATCGAGGCTTGCGGCCTGACCGCCTAATCACACCGGGGGAGGCTTAGGCCTCCCCCATCACATTGCAATGTGATGCAACACACTGGGAGCAAGAGACATGGAACAGTCTATTCGCGATTGGATTATTGAAGCCCGCGCCAATGGCAACCGCACCGACCAGCCCGACGACTTAGCCGCCCGCTGGCTTGATCTAGCCGACGACATTGACGCCTTGATCAAGGCAATCACTCCCAACGCAGCGAAGGATTAACAGCACCATGACCACCTATACCGCTTCCGCCTATTTTCTTGGCAAGTATCGCCCGGTTTACGTTACCGGCGACACGCCGACGCAAGCCCTAGCGCGTTTGGCCGAACGTATCGCCGACGCCCCCGACACTTTGCGCGACCGTTTGCAGAGCGTTTGGGATATGACCACGCGCAATGGCTGGGGCCATTGCACCGCCACCACGTCGGAATATGGCACCTACGGTGTTTCATGGCGCGAAGGCATTACTTGGGAGCCTCTGGCGGCAATCGTCGCCGACCTGCCCGAATGCCCCGGTGTTCGTTATTAACGTCGAAACGCAAAGAGAGGAACCAGCACCATGAAACGCTATTATCTGCACTTCCCCGGCAATCCCTATGCGCTGGGGCCGGTATCAGCCGACAGCAAGACAGCCGCCCGCGCTTGGGCGCGGCAATGGGCCGGTTTAGACCGCCTGCCGCGCGGCTTCGCACTGTGGGAGGCTTGAGCATGGCCAAGATGACAAACGCCGATTACGCCGCCCTTCGCGCGGGCTATGCCGAGAGCGAACGAGTCGCCCGCGACGCTGGGCGCGCCCGGTATATAAACCCCCACCCTTGGGGAAGCCGCCTTCACCGCATGTTTGAATTTGGCTATTACGTGCACGAGAAGGGCCTTTGGCTGGGCGCTCAAGATTACTGGCAGACCGGGAGGGGTGGCACGTTCACGTCACCGGCAGGCACCACCTATCGCCTTTGGTGCGATAAATCAGGGCTGGGGATACAGCGCGCCTCCTGATAGGTCAGCACCACCCCCACCTAGCCCGGCCTAACCCGCCGGGCTTTTCTTTTGCCCGCTCCCAGCCCGCCAGAGGCGCCGCCCAGCGCAGCCCGCGCCTGTCTGGCACCAGCACCACCCCCGGCGCCCGGAGGCGCTGAGAGGGCTTTAAAATCGCCCCCGCCGCCGCGCCTAGCACTGTGGCGCCAGAGCCTGTCCTCGGCTGAATTAACGGATGAAGCGCCGGTTTAACGTAACGTGCAGTAATACAGTCCAAGCCGCTGATTTCATTGCATAAAACGTTTTTTCAAACGGAAAAACGCCAAATAAAACGGCCTCTGTATGAGTCCCAAGCCTTTGTTTTTATATCTCTTTTCCTTATTATTATTATAAATAAAACAGAAAATAGATATATAACCCCAGTAGGATTTTTAATGTGTTGGTTAACTAATACAGGGGGTATGGCTATATCTATGGGGCTCTATCTTTTCAAAAACCGTTTTATTTTCACATTAACACCCCTTTTATCGAGCCTTTTCAAGAGCTTGCGAGTCATACAGCCACTGTATGTTTTTTCCCGCTTTCCGTTTGTTTCGTTTGTTTTCAATAGCTTAGTCCGTATGATTAAGGGTTTCTTAATAAATGCCTTTTTCCGTGGTATAACAGCAGGTTGGCCGAAACGTGATATACTGTATCATACAGGCTTGCGTTGGTTTTCGTATAAATCCGGCATCGGTTATAAATACATCCGTTTATGCTGCTGATTGTAGTTGCAGAAAAACACGTCAGCGAATAGCGATGTGTAGCGGTTTCTTGACGAGCCGCTGAACGTAGGGAGCAGGTATGTTTGTTGGCAAGAGCAGCCCTTGGGGCATCGTTCAGGACGAGGAAGTAATCGCGGAGGGCATCGTTTACGTGTCCACGCCATCGCATGGCGGCATCTGGGTAAGCCCGGAATTGTTGGGTCGGGTGCAGGAAGCGATGCGCGATTATGCGGCGTATTGGTCTGGTTCGTCGTGCTGGTATGAGGAAGATTGCGCTGCACAGTGCGTGGTGGTGAGCTTCCCGGAAC